TCTCGGTTGCGGATACTGCGTTTACAGCACAAGAAAACATCAGCCCGCCGCACCGAGACTGCGTGTAATACTTCCGCTCGATCGCACTGTCACTGCCGATGAGTATGAGCCTATAGCACGGAAACTCGCCGAGTACATAGGTATCGAATTTGCCGATCCGTCTACTTTTGAAGCCTGCCGCTTAATGTATTGGCCAAGCTGTTGTTCAGACGGAGAATATGTGTATGTGGTAGGTGATAAGCCTTTCACTTGCGCCGACGGTATTTTGGCCTTATATGCCGACTGGAGAGATGTCTCGACCTGGCCGAGCATACCGGGGCAGCAGGCTGTTAAGAAGCTGGCTGTAAAGCAGGGTGATCCTGATGCTAAGAATGGCGTTGTCGGCGCTTTCTGCCGTACTTACGATGTATATCGTGCAATGTCAGAATTGTTACCGGGAATATACGAGTCGGTTGATGATTCTTCAGAACGTTTCACCTATCTTGGCGGATCAACCACCGGCGGCGCTGTTGTCTACGAAAACGGCAAGTATTTATACAGCCATCATGCTACAGATCCGTGCAGCGGCAGGCTTGTAAATGCTTTCGACCTTGTACGGCTGCACAAGTTTGCGGATAAAGATGACGAGGCTTCAATAGGTACTCCGACAAACAGACTGCCTTCATTCAGTGCAATGTGCGAATTTGCGTGCGGAATAAATGAAGTTTCGGCACTGCTCAGCAAAGAACGGTATGATTCAGCGGTAAAAGATTTTGAAGGCGTAAGCGATACGACTGATTGCGTTGAAGATGAAAACTGGATGCAGTTGCTTGAGAAAAGCACGCAGACGGGCGCAATACGCTCTACTATAGATAACGTGAAAATCATACTTGAGCACGATCCTTTGCTTAAAGGAAAGTTTGCTTTGAATGAATTTGCGGGCAGGGGCGAGGTGCTGGCGGCGTTACCGTGGGACAAGAACAATAAGCGCAGGCTGTGGGACGATAACGATATAGCAGGGCTGTATTGGTATCTTGAACGTGTATATAAAATTACCGGCAACGGAAAGATAGACGGGGCGTTATCGCTCCATTCACACGCACACGCATTCAATCTTGTAAAAAACTATCTTACGGGGCTTAACGGTAAATGGGACGGAGTGCCCCGTCTTGATACGGTTTTCATTGATTATCTGGGTGCGCAGGACAACCCATACAACAGGGCTGTTACCCGTAAGGCATTCACGGCCGCTGTTGCCAGAGCAATGACGCCCGGTTGTAAGTTTGATAATATGCTTATCCTGACGGGTTCTCAGGGCATAGGAAAATCAACTTTACTTGATAAAATGAGCCGAGGGTGGTTCAATGACAGCATAAGGACGTTTGAGGGCAAAGAAGCAAGCGAGCTTCTCCAGGGCGTATGGCTCGTTGAAATAAGCGAGCTTGACGCATTCAGACAGTCAGATGTAAGCAGAATCAAGCAATTTCTCAGCTTACGGGCAGACCGCTTTCGAGCGGCTTACGGAAGAAATGTTAAGGAACTGCCCAGGTCGTGCGTGTTCTTCGGTACTACCAATAATACTGAGTTCTTACGGGATACAACGGGAAACCGCCGCTTCTGGCCCGTTGACACGGGAGAACAAAAGGCTGTGAAGAGCGTATGGCACGATCTTGACAACGAAATAGACATGATATGGGCGGAGGCTCTGGTAAGATGGCAAGGCGGAGAACCGTTGTATCTCAGCGGTGAAATAGAAAGCGTCGCTAAGGACAAGCAGGAAGAACACAGAGAGGTATCAAGCAGAGAAAGTATAGTGCGTGCTTTCGTAGAAAAACAGATACCGAGCGATTGGCAGAAGTGGCCGCTTGACCGTAGAAGAATGTACTGGGGCGGTGCAGTTACCGGGGCAGAAAATCTGACGCTTGTGGAGCGCAGAAGCGTATGCGCCGCCGAGATATGGTGCGAGGCTTTAGGCGGGAACATCAAAGATATGAAAAATACAGACACCCGTGAGCTTAATGCTATCGTAGCTATGATGCCCGAATGGAAAAGGACGGAAAATCCTATACGTCAAGGACCTTATGGCGTAGTCAGAGGATTCAGAAAAACGTAACAATCTGCCGTAACAAACACGAAACAAAATAGGTTTTTGGTCAAAAACGTTACAAACGTTTGTAACAATTTGTAACAATTAAAAAGCAATTGTTACGAGAATTGTTACGCTATAAACCGCAGGGTTAAGCGAAAAATCTTAAAATGTAACAATTACAACAATTATTCTATATAGAGTAGTGTAAATAGAGGATTAGAGGGTATATATACGTTCTAATCCGCCTGTATGCACACGCGTATAGGAAAAATGCTGAAATTGTTACAATCAAAAAGGAAAAAAGAGGAATTAAAATTGCTTGAAAGTAATATTGAAAAATATCTCGTATCCAGAATTAAGCAGGAATGCAATGGTATGGCACTGAAGTTTGTATCACCAGGGTTTAACGGGGTGCCTGACAGAATCATATTTCTTCCCGGAGGAAAAATAGTTCTGGCGGAGCTTAAAGCACCGCAGAAAAAGCTGAGAGCCTTACAGACTTATGTCTGCGATCTTCTTGAAGCAACAGGCGTAAAAGTGTTCAGAGCGGTCGATTCAAAAGAAAAGGTTGATAATCTGATAGAGGAGCTGAAAAGAAATGATATATAAACCGCACAATTACCAGGCATATTGCATTGACAGGATAGTAAAAGACCCTGCGATAGGCTTGTTTTTACGTCCCGGGCTTGGTAAAACCTCAATCACTCTGTCGGCGATAAACACTCTGAAATATTATCACTGGAGTATCGGCAAGGCGCTTGTGGTGGCTCCGAAAAAAGTTGCCGAGGGTACCTGGAGTAAAGAGGCAGGCAAGTGGGATCACTTGAAGCATCTCAGAGTAGTTACGGTTCTCGGCTCTCTGGCCAAACGTGTACGAGCTCTTAATACTCCCGGTGATGTGTATGTTATCAATCGTGAGAACGTCCCCTGGCTTGTCGAGTATTACCGACAGGACTGGCCGTTTGATATGGTTGTGCTTGACGAAAGTACAAGTTTCAAGAACAGCAGCAGTAAGCGGTTTAAAGCAATGAAACTTATACGTCCGCTGTGCAAAAAGGTTATACTGCTTACAGGAACACCTTCATCAAAGGGACTTATGGATCTGTGGGCGCAGATATATCTTCTCGATGAAGGGGCGAGGCTCGGAAAAAACATCACACAGTTCAGAGAGCGCTATTTCATAGCAAATACGCACGGCGGGCATTTTACGGATTACAAGCCTAAAGACGACGCAGAGCCCGCCGTACTGAAAGCCATAAGCGATATCTGCGTCAGTATGAAAGCAGAGGATTATTTGGAGCTGCCGCAGTGTATCGAGCATGAAATCCCGGTTATACTTGACGATAAGGTCAAAAAGGAATACGCACAGTTCGAGAGAGATTTACTGCTTCAGATAGACGAAAACACGATAACAGCACAATCGGCAGGTGTGCTTACGGGAAAGCTGCTTCAGTTTTGCAGTGGGGCCATTTATGATAATGACCACAAAGTTGTCAAGCTTCACGATTGCAAGATAGACGCATATATGGAGTACATAGAACGCCTTAACGGCGAACCGTGCATAACCTTTTACGGATTTCAGCATGACAAGGAGCGTATTCTTCAGGCACTTGCAAAGACAAAGCTTAACGTGAGGGTATATAACGGACCTGATGACGAAGATCTGTGGAATGCAGGCAAGATTGATGTTTTGCTTGTACATCCGTCAAGCTGTGCCTACGGACTTAATCTCCAGGCAGGCGGACGGCATATTGTCTGGTTTACACCTAATTGGAGCTTTGAGCTTAACGATCAGGGCAAGTGCCGGTTATGGCGTCAGGGCTCGCCGTACGATAAGGTTTATGTGGCATATCTGGTTGTTCAGGGCTGTGTTGACGAGGACGTTATGGCGGCTATAAAGGACAGAACCGATACACATGAGACAGTTATGAGAGTGCTTAAAGCGAGAATACAGAAGCTGAAAGGAGAAATTTAAATGAGTAGTTTTTACGAGTGCGAAATGAGACCCGGTTGCGTTGCCAGCCACAATAGGTATGGCAGTGTTACGCTTGTCACAGCTCTTGTGACGGAAGATTATCCTCAGCTGTGGGCTGTAGAGGCAAGAGATGGTGAGTTAAAAATTGTGCGTGAGGATGATTTGTACGATTTCGGATACTATGGGGAGTGATAGAATGACAAAGCAGAAACTTAAAGATTACCGTTACACCTGCAAGTGTAGCAAGCAGGAGGAAAAATATGAGTGAATGGATAAGCGTGGAAGATAGACTTCCTGAAAAACAGTCGTGGAATCACATCGCCATCCTTGACACAAAAACAGGCAGAATCAGTGTAGAGCAAGACTTATATGCTATTGAAACGGCCGAAAAATTTAAGCAGAAAAAAGGGTTTTGCAAAGATGGAAGATTTAACGGCCGTGAAGTCGTCATTGCTTGGATGCCGTTTCCTGAACCGCCGATAAGTAAGCAGGTAACGAGTAGTAAACGCAAACCCGCAACGGAAACCTGCTTGTTTTGTGGGCAAGTAATACCCGATAAGAAACATACACACCGCAAGTCGAAGTGGGAAATAAGCTCAGACGGCTACTATCCGTACTGCAAAGAATGCGGATATGCTCCGCCAGGTCGCAACATGACGAAATACTGCCCCGGTTGCGGAACGCTGATGATAGAGGAGGAAACGGAATGACGCTGTCAGATTTAGAAAAATACCGTGCGAATTGTGAGCTGCTTGAATGTATAGACAGGCAACTCGGCAAGAAAAAAGTGCTGATAAGTACTCAGGGTTCAGCGGGACCGCCGGCATATCAACTTGTGACAAAAAAAGACGAAGGTTATATACACGGGCTTGGTACTGTATCGCTTCTTAATGAAAAAAGCCGCATAGAAGCCGAAAACGAGAAGATATGCGCTTTTATAGACGCAATACCGGTCAGAAGATTTCACAAGGCGCTGAAGCTGTATTGCATAGGCTGTGGATCTAAGACGTTTACATGGGACGAGGTTGCAGGTATGTGTGATGAAACGAGCGGAGAATCATTACGCAAGGCATTAGACAGATATTTCAAAGAATTGTCCGCCAATGTCCGTTAATGTCCGCAAATGTCCGCCGTTGTCCTATTGATGTCCGAAATCAAGTGTGCTAAAATTAGAATGGGAAAACTACAACAATAAGTTTTCCTCCTGAAGCCCGGCACAACGGTGCCGGGTATTCTTATACCCAAAAGAAAGGACGGTGTACCGCCAATGACCGAAAGACAGAAGAAATTTTCCGAATATTACGCTCAGTGCGGTAACGCCGCCCAGAGTGCGATACAGGCAGGATACAGCAAAAAGTATGCAAATACTAATGCTTCAAAATTACTACAAAATACTACAATTACGGAATACATAAAACAACTCACCGAAGCCGCCCAGACTGCCCGAATAATGACCGCAAGAGAACGGCAGGCGATACTTTCCGATATAGCTAAGGATAAACAGAACGAGCTGTCGGACCGTATCAGAGCTATTGACACGCTGAATAAGATGACGGGGGAGTATGTGGCAAAGATACAAGCAGAGGTAAAGACTTCCGAAAAGCTTTCAGATGTTTTCAACCAGATCGGCGGTGAGGGACTTGAAGAGTAGTTTCCCCCTGTCCCCGAAATATATCGACTTTATAAACAGCGTGCATAATGTGACAGCGGACTTTCTCGAAGGTACTACCGCAAGCGGAAAGACAACCGTCGGCGCAGGCGTAAAGTTCATGCGTATGGTGTCCGCAAGCCGAAAGAAGCTCCACGTTATCGCCGCAAAGACAACCGGCAAGGCAGAAGAAACGATTATTCAGCAGGACAACGGCATTCTTGACCTTCACGCAAACGCAAAGTATTTCGGCAACGGCGATAAGGATTATAAACTGCCGCATATCAAGTTTGAGGGCAAGATAATCTATGTTCTCGGATATGACAACAAGGATAAATGGCAGATGGCACTCGGCGCTCAGTACGGGTGCGTCTATATTGACGAGATAAATACCGCCGATATAGAGTTCGTCCGTGAGATGTCTACCCGAAATGATTACCTTATGGCTACTCTGAACCCCGATGATCCGGGCTTGCCGGTGTATAAAGAGTTTGTCAACCGTTCACGTCCATACAAAAAATACGCCTGTGACGTGCCGGATGAAATAATGAAAGAGCTTACGGAAGAACCTGTGCCGGATTGGCGGTACTGGTTCTTTACTTTTCGTGATAATCTTTCGCTGACCGATGAGGACATTCAGCGAAAAATGCTTGCCGCCCCGAAGGGTACTAAGCTGTACAAGAACAAGATACTGGGCTTGAGAGGGCGTGCAACGGGGCTTGTTTTCGATTTACAACCCCGTAATATAATTTCACTCGGTACGGCGCAAGGCTTTAAATTCGAGCGGTTCTCGGCGGGTTTAGATACAGCCTACTCGCAATCTTCACCTGATACGATAGCATTTACGTTTGTGGGAATCACGGCGGACCGCAAATGCGTAACGCTTGACGAGGAAACATACAACAATCGTGACCGCTGTGTACCGCTTACACCGTCCGATATTCCGAAAATCTTTACCGATTTTCTTGAAAGAAATCGCAAGCTGTGGGGCTTTGCAAAAGATGTCTACATAGACAGCGCAGATCAGGCAACGATACTCGAATGCCAGAAGTTCAAGCGGCTTTCGGGAAGCCTGTATAACTTCATACCTGCGTTCAAGAAAACGAAAATAATCGACCGTATTCACTTGCAGTCAGCGTGGCTGGCGGCAGGTGATTTTTATATCCTGGAACATTGCAAAAATTACATAGCGGAGCTTAACATATACAGCTGGAAAGAGGATAAGGCAGAGCCGGAGAACGGCAACGATCACTGCATAAACTCCTGCCAGTATGCCTGGCTTCCGTTCAAATCACTTATAGGGAGCGTGAAAACAGATGAAATTTGACATAGGAGAGAAAGTCAGACAGATGTTTCTGAACTGGCTCAATATAAATCCTGCATCGGAGCAAACCTTTGTCCTGAACGAAAGAACGGGGCTTATGGCGGACATTCTCCGGGCGAAGCTGTGGTACAGAGGTGACGCTTATGAGCTGTCGCAGTTCTTCAAGCAGCTCGGTTGCGGCACAAATTCTTTCTGGGGGAGCGTTCCCGATAACGAGAAAGTCCGCAAGATACACAGCGGCTTGCCTGCCATTATAGCCGATACGCTCGCCTATATCGTTTATTCGGATATGGACGATATAGCGGTCGAGGGCGAAAAAGGCAGAGCAGCATTTGAGGATATATCGCAGAACACGGACTTTACCGCACTTGTCGGAAAGGCAATAGTAGATACGCTCGTTGAGGGTGACGGCGCTTTCAAGATTTCGGTCGATGATACGCTGTCATTAACGCCTATTGTTGAATTTGTGGGAGCCGACAAGATCGAATATCGCTATCTGAGGGGTGTTCTGTCGGAAGTAATCTTCCGCAGTGCCCACGAAGACGGCAACAGGATATATCAGCTTGAGGAGCATTACGGCAGAGGTTACATTGAAAGCCGATTGTACGACCACAGCGATCACGAGGTGAACCTTGACAGTGTTCCTTGCCTTGCCGGCATAGAACAACGAGTAGAGTTTGCCGGGGATTATATAATGGCTGTACCGCTGAAGTTTTACGCTTCTAAGAAATATCCGGGCAGGGGCAAGAGTATATTCGACGGCGGTAAATCCGATTGTTTTGACGCTCTGGACGAGGTTATCTCACAGTGGTGGGACGCAATCAGAATGGGACGTGTGAAGCAGTACATACCCGATAATATGATACCACGCAATGCCGAGAACGGCTCGGTCGGAAAGCTCAACCAGTTCGGCAACAATTACATCACGATAAGTCAGCCGTTGCAGGAGGGCGTTACCCCGAAGATTGAGGTAGTCCAGCCCGACATAAAGTATGACGCATTTGTATCATCGTATACAAACTGCCTGCTGATGTGCCTGCAAGGACTTGTATCGCCTGCGACACTCGGTATTGATGTCGGCAAGATGTCAAGTGCGGACGCTCAGCGAGAGAAGAAGGACGTTACGGGCAACACCCGGAACACAATAACGACAGCGCTTGAAAAGGCTCTGCCTGAGCTTGTGTCGGCTGTATTAAAAACATACGACAATATGCAGGGCAAAGCCCCCGAAGAATATGAGGTAAGCGTTGATTTTGGTGAGTACGGAGCACCCGACTTTGACAGCCGTGTCGAAACGGTCGGCAAGGCAAGTACCTACGGCATTATGTCGGTCGAAACGCAGGTCGAAGAGCTGTGGGGCAGTTCCAAAGAGGACGAATGGAAAGCCGGTGAAGTCAAGCGTATAATGCAGGAAAAGGGGCTTGCCGATGGTGCGACATCTGCGGTAGGTGATGAGCTTGCTTAGTTTCAGAGATATTGCAAAGATATTTGAAGAGATAGAGCTGAGGCTCATTGCTTCGCTGAAACGCAATCTTTCACGGCACAAAGCTGAAGAAGAAAAAGAAGGCTTTGAATGGTCTGCGTGGCAGGCTGAAAAGCTCAATAACATTGACAATTTCCGCAAGGAGAACGCTCAGATAGCGGACGAATATGTAGATGTTATTGACGATGAAACCCGACAGCTTATGACGGATCAGTTTCACGAGGGAGAGCATACAGCGGAGCAGTCGGTCATTGATGTTTCGGAAAGCGGTGTCAATGTTCCCGATGTTTCGGCACAGCCTCAGCCGCCCGAAGCGCCGACAGCTATACCCGATGATCATTTCTTCGGTGTCAACAAGCCGAAGATGGATAAGCTGATGGAAGACGTGACAACGCTTGAAAAGACCGCCCTTACCGCCGCTGTGCGTAATATGGACGATGTTTACCGCACAACGCTGAACAAGGTACAGCTTATGATGGGCACAGGCTCAATTACGCTTAATGAAGCAATCGACCTTGCAACAAGGGACTTCCTCGACAAAGGCATAAACTGCATTGTGTACGCAGATGGCAGGCGAGTTAATATTGCCGATTATGTGCGTATGGCACTGCGCACAACGTCCACAAGGGCAACATTGCAGGGTGCGGCTAAACGCTTTGCGGAGCTTGGATATGACACTGTGCTTATATCGCAGTACGGCGGCTGTTCAAAAACGTGTGAGCCGTGGCAAGGCAAGGTTTACATAGACGATGTGTTTACCGTATGGAACGGCGAGAGAAGCGGCGACTTCGGCAAGTCAAACTACTGCGACAAGTGGTTTATGCTGTTGTCTGTGGCAATCCGTGGCGGGCTGTTCCACCCTAACTGCCGTCATACTATGGGACAGTACATAGAGGGGCTTACAAAGATACCTCAGCCGATTCCTGCCGAGAAGATACGGGAACAGCGAGCACTCGAAGAAAAGCAACGTGCTATGGAGCGTAAGATAAGAGCGCTCAAACGCAAGGTTGAGGGCACGCAGGACGAGAAGAAGGTCAAGGAGTATAAGCGTAAGCTCCGAGAGGAACAAGGCAAGCTCAGAGAATTTATCAAAGAGCATGACGATGTTCTTCGCAGAGATTATTCAAGGGAGAAGATCTACAGCGGTGAGGGTGAGTCGAAACAGGCAGCTCCGAGAACGGAAGAAGCGCCTGTTAAAGCTACCGATACCGAAAGCAAAAATCCTGTTCCGACAGATAAAGAGCCTTATGTTCCTCAGCCGAACAATAACATTTCCGAGCCGGAAAATAACGTTTCTAAGCCGGAAAATAACGAAAACACAATGAATTTTGTACAGCCTGAGCCTATAAAGCCTGTTCAGAGCAACGAAGAAACAGACGATACGCCGACTGCGGTTGTGTCTGATGAATCCGATGAAACTGCCGAAACGACAGAAAATGTACAGGAAACTGTAAAACAGCCTGTTGAAACAGTGACAGACAGCGAAGAAGACGTACAGAATTTTACAGATGATACTGTTGACAATTCGGATGAAAGTGATATAATAGATATTGAAAGATCTATGGCGGCTAAGTCATTTGATAAGGCTACTAAGTATGCAAGAAAAGAGCTTAAGATTTCTATTTCTTCGCTCTCTGAATTGCCGTTAGAAACAGTAAACGCCATTAATTCATCAATGCACCGCTTGTATCAAGAAATACCTGTGTTAAAGGGCTCTGTTAGTGAGGTTGTGCTTGAAGATATGGCTGAAATAGCAAAAGCTTCTGTGTCTTGGCTTGACGGTACAACTCCACGCATTAGAATTAAGATTAATAGCTTATTGTTTCAATCTGGGTCTATTGGTGAGATTGAACAGCATATTGCACAAATTGCTATAAATCATGAGATTACTCCAAAAGACGGCATATATGGCTTGCTTTTACACGAAAGCGTACATATTAGGGAATATTTGATTACAGCAAAAAAGTGTAGCAGTTTAGCTGAATTTAAGTTGTCGCTTGATAGTTTTGAGGAAGCAAAATCAATTATGAACACGGCTTTGGCAAATTGCGGATTGTTATCAGATACAAGAGTTTGTGAACGATTCTTATCAGAATATGCTACTGAGAATCCGGCAGAATTTATTGCTGAAGCATTTTCTAGCACTGAAGACAATGATTTAGTTCTTGAAGTAAAAAGACTTTTAAAAAAGAAATGGGGTATGTAGTATGTCACTTTTTCTTTCACCAAAAGAGATTACAGGTAAATTCCATTATATACCCGGCTCTGTTGAGTTAAAAGAGGGTGTAAAACTTACTGAAAAAGAAAAGAAAGTGTTTGAAAATTTTAAGGCACAGGTTGAAGAAGCATTAAAAAAGCCAAGATATGAATAAACCGCCCACAGCAGTGAGCGGTTTTCTTATACCCGTGTGCAATCAATTGCACAACCAAACTTAATAATTTTACCGCCCCGAAAGGAGCGGTATTTTTATATCTAAAATACGAACGAAAGGATTTTTAGTATGAACAAAATTAAGAAAATCATTATTTCCGGAGCCGGATTTATACTGACGGCGGTTCTTCTGTGTGGTTGCACGGAAGCTGACAGAGTGACGTACAATGTGCAGAAAGAAGCCGATAACTTCAATGTGACAAGGCGGTTGTCGGTTATCAATGCAAGGAGCGACAAACCAGTGCTTGAGCTTATTGGTAATTTTTCTATTTCAAACAACGAAGCAAACGAGCTGGTTGTAACGATAGAAGTTGCTCCGAACGTGTACAAGGTTGATTATGTGTATTTGAATGACTGGACAATGTACACAGTGGAAGACGTAAGCGGTGCTTACGTTGATAAATATCATTATGAAATGAATTTTCTGCCGGAAATGATTATACCGATTACTTTTACAAATAAAGACTGATAATTTTACCGCTCCACGAGGGCGGTATTTTTATACCCAAAATCAAAGAAAGCGAGGTAAAGCAATGGAAACCGAAAAGAAAACTCCCGAAGAGGAGAAGAAGCCCGTTCCCGCAGCGGAGCAGAAGGACGAGCCCAAGCCTGAAGAGAAGCCCGCCGAAAACAAGCAGACGGACGATAACGGCACGGCAGAGAAGCCCGATGAGAGCAAGGCAGAGGACAAGAAGGACGATAAGCCCGAAGAAAAGGCGGATAAGCCCGAATCTGAGCCTGCACCCGCCGTTCCCGATGCAAAGGACGAGGAGATTTTAAGGCTGAAAACACAGATAGCCGCAATGTCGCTCGGTGTAAAGCCCGACTGTATGGACGATGCTGTGGCTATTGCCGAAAGCTACGTCAAGTCCGGCAAAAGCGAGGACATCAACTCGGCACTGTCGGCGGTAGTCAAGAAATATCCCGATATGAAGGCTGACGTGGGCGACAGCAAGAAGCAGGGCGGATTCAAGGTCGGAGCAGGCAGCTCCGACAAGGAAGAAAAGCCCGACAACAGCAGACTTGATAACGCATTCGGTATCAAGAAAAAGAAGTAAGAAAGGTAAGGTGTAAAAATGTCAAACACAATCAACTATGCTGAACAGTATACCAATCAGCTCAGAGAGCTTTACGGTCAGGAATCAAAGGCCGACGCTCTCTATCACTCAAATTCCGATATTCAGCTCAGAGGCGGAAAAACAATCAAGATACCCACTCTGTCGGTATCCGGCTATAAGGACCACACAAGAGCATCGCTCGGCTTCCCTCAGGGTACATACGAGAACAACTACGAAACAAAGACGCTCGATCACGACCGTTCTATCGAGTTCGTAGTAGATCCTATGGACTTTGACGAAACCGATACCGTTGTATCACTGGCGAACATTCAGAGCCGTTTCGACAGGACACAGGCAATTCCCGAACACGACAGCTATACATTCTCAAAGCTGTATGCAGAGGCTGTAAGAGTAGGTGCAACGATAAAGCACGACAAGCTCACGATTGAGAATGTTCTCAAGGACTTTGACGAGAACCTCAAGACGCTTGAAGATAAGGGCGTGCCTCTTGACAGAATGATACTCTATGTCACCGCAGACTATAAGACGATACTCAAGAACGCAGAGGGTATTCAGAGAACACTGGATATAAAGAGCGGCGGCGGTATCGACAGACGTATCCATTCCGTTGATGATATAGGCAATATCGTTACAGTCCCCTCCGCTCGTTTCAAGACCGTGTACGACTTCACGGACGGCTGCAAGCCAGGTGTTGGCGCAAAGCAGATAAACTACATTCTCATCGATCCCGAATGCCAGGTGTCAAGAGATAAGTACGCATATATACATCTGTTTGCTCCCGGCTCTGACAGCAGAACGGCAGACAACTATCTGTATCAGAACCGCAAGTACAACGGTACATTTGCGATAGATCACCTGTTTATTGATGGCTGTATCATGAATGTATCTGCTCTGACGCAGACATTTGCAGGTAACGGCACGACAACTGCATTCACAGTGACCGACAAGCCCGAAAAGCTCATCGGCGTAACTGTGGACGGTACAGCGACAACAGACTACAGCTATGACAAGTCATCGGGCGTGATAACATTCAATACCGCTCCCGGCAACGCAAAGGCTATAGTCGTAACATACTAAGGAGGTAACTATGGTAGCAGTAAAGGCAAACAAGCAGTATACTATCACGGAAGCCGAGAAGAAGTCATATCTTGCACAGGGGTATGACATAATCGGCGATAACGGGGCTGTGGAGCATTCTCCGCAGGCTACCGTGCCGTATGCCGAATATGAAAAGGCTCAGGCGGAGATAGCAAAGCTCCGTGATGAGCTTGCTCAGGTAAGGGCGGCAAAGACAAAAAAGGGTGAGGCTTAATGTACCTCACTTTTGCGGAATTTCAGACCTTATGCCCCGACAGCTCAATAACCGAACAGCAGTACAACGCTCTTGAAAACAGGGCGGAGAGCGACATCGACACGTTGACCTTCAACCGCATAACAGCTATAGGATTTAATAATCTGACAGCGTTTCAGCAGGATAAGGTAAGGCTGGCACTGTCACAGCAGACAGCATTTGTTTTTGACAATGCCGAGCTGCTTGACAGTCCGCTCAGTTCCTATAGTATCAGCGGTGTGTCAATGTCCTTTGACAGCTCGAAGGTTATAAATTACTGCGGTGTCACTACAACACGGCAGGTTTACAACACGCTGTTGCAGACGGGCCTTTGCTACAGGGGGTTATAATGAAATATCCGAAACTTGTACCCGAAAGGGTTTGTACAACGCCTTGTACCATGTATCGTACAGACGGACTTAACCGTGACGGCTCAAAGAAACAGACGGTCATATTTGAGGGTAAATGCTTCCATTCGGAAAAAGCACGGCAGAAATTATCCGCAGAAAAACAGCTTATAACGCTGTCTGGCGAGGCTCTTTTCTGCGGTGATATTGCCCCGGACAGCCCGATAGTTGACGGAGCTGTGAAGATAGGCGGCAGAGAGTACAAGATATACGGCTCGGAAAAGGCTAAAAACCCCGACGGGACGGTAAATTACACAAGACTGGAGCTGATATAGTGATAAAAGTAACCGTAAAGCTCGATAAGGCCGCAATAGCAAAGATTGAAAAAGCAGTGCTTGACAGTGCAAAAGCGGCGATGGAGCAGGTAGTTACCGAAGTACAGAACACAGCACCGCTTGACCAGGGCGACCTTGTCAACGGTATATTTGTTCGTTCGGAAAAAAGCGGTAATACTGTCATCGCCACGATTGACCACAGCGCTTTATATTCTCGGTATCTCTACTATGGAAAGCTGATGGTTGACCCGAATACCCGAAGTGCTTGGGCAAAGAGCGGTATAAAGAAAGAAGTAACCGACAAAAAGTTGAAATATCGTAATAACAGAACAGATCACTGGCTCGAGCCTTATATAACAGGTGACAAAAAGGATTTTGTCAAAAATTCATTCACAAAAATTTTTAAGGAAAAAACAGGCGTATGACGTTACTTGAAACAGCCGATATGCTTGCTGATGTTCTCGGCATAGAGAATGTATACGCAGGCTGTATAGACGCAAATAAGGATAAGTGTATCGGCGTGTATGCGTCAAAAAACACCTATCCTAAGAAAATCAGCATAGGCGGTAAGCCTTGCACGAAAACACTTGAAAAGCACATCAGCGTACTGATACACTGGACGGACAATCCGACTACAGCCGAGAGTGCGGCAAACGAAATACTTGATAAGCTGACCGATGTACACGGCTATACTGCCGGGGGGCACACGGTCGGCTTTTTGAGTTGCAGTGAGGCGCATAACGCAGGCAGAGATGAAAGAGGTATCTGCGAGTACGTTATTGATGTGACGGTTTATTACGAAAGGAGTAATTAACAATGGCTAACAAAACAGGAGTATATCCCGTATATGAAAATCAGTTCAAGATTGACAAGACAGGCGGAACAGGTGCGACAGCCGAGAATCTTGTAACTATTGCCGATATGGAGAGCTTTTCGGTATCTATCGACGGCAACGTTGAAGAATGGAAGCCGTTCGATCAGGAAGGCTGGACAAGAAGACTTGTAACAGGTAAGGCGCTGACCGTCAGCGTATCCGGCAAGAGAAACATCGGTGACGCAGGCAACGATTATGTTGCCGGACTTGCACTTAAGACAGGCGCAGACAGCCACACAACTGTAGTGTGGACGTTCCCCAGCGGCGCAACGCTGACAATACCGTGCGTTATAAACGTGACGGAGTGGGAATCGGGCGATTCCACAGCGGTAGCACCTCTTGCGTTTGACATCATGTCGGACGGCAAGCCCACATTTACAGACGCAAAGTAAGGAGATAAATACAATGGCTAAGATGTACACACTTGATGAAAAGCTACTCGTAGGCGTTCCCGAAATACGCATCGGAGAAAAGGTCTACAAGGTAGACGATCGTGAAAAGACGGTCAAGAAGGTAATGGCACTTTACAATAACGGCGATAAGAAGGACATTGAAAAGATTGACGAGATGTTCAAGCTGGCGTTCGAGCCTGCCGCCGCTAAGGAGATAAGCGAAATGAATATGCCGTGGGCGGCATATCAGAAGCTGTCTGAGATAGTAATATCCGCCATGACGGGACAGGAAGATACCGAGCGATTTCACGAGTAATGAAGTCTGGTACGACATCGAGTATGACCGTGAACTGATACGGCAGTCGATAGCAAAACAGTATCACATACTGCCGTCCGAGCAGGACAATTTGCACTATTCTGACTGGCTGAGCCTTGTATCCGGCATTATGAATGATACTCCGCTCGGTCAGACAGTGCGGATACGAAGCGAGGATAACAAGGAGATGCTCAAACACTTTTCGCCGTATGAAAACCGCATACGGCGGGAGTGGGCGGCATTCAGAGCGAAGAAACAGCTTGCGGAGAAAACTCCAAAACAGATACAGAGCGATTTAACGGCTCTTGAAATGATGATAAAAAGGGCATTCGGGGGAGGTGAGTAAATGGCTGACGGAAACGGTGCGTCAGTAGGCACTATCAGCCTGTCGCTGATAATAGACGCAGAGCTTGACAAACAGCTTTCGGCTTTACAGAAAAGCATACAGTCGCAGTGGGATAAGGTCGGTGAAACCGCTGAAAAGGCACTTACCGACAGTGTGTCAAAAGCCGCCGATAAGGCTGTAAAGCCTGTTGAGGAAGTCGGCAAGGCTGTAGAAAAGACCGTGACGCAGAGCGTTGAAAAGGCTGTGCAGAAGGTCGAAAAGCCCGCCGAAGAGGTAGGAAAGACGCTTGAAAGCTCTATATCCGAAAGTGCCGAAAAGGCTTCCGAAACTCTGGAAAAGGCGCTTGTCGAGCCTGTAAAGGAAGCGGAAAAGGAAGCAGAAAGCCTTGGCAAAGCGATAAATAACAAGTATGAGTTCGGACCCGGTTATAGCAAAGAAGCTATGGATTTCGTGAACAACTATCAACCGAAAAGCGATAAGAAGAAGTCCAAAGAAAAAGAGGAGCTCCCCGAAATTGATGTCGGCAGTTTTGAAATTCCTTCCGAACCTATCGACCGTCTGAACAAAAGTCTTGAGCTGACTAACGAAAAAATAGAGCTTGCACAGGAGAAGTGGAAACAGCTTAACAGAGAAATGGCGGCAATGTCTGATAAAGACATGGCAGGCGAAAAGGGCAATGCCATAATAGAAAAAATAAACGCTGTTGAAACAAGTATGCTGAAACTGCAGCAGCAGTCCGAAGCTACTAAAGCCAAGATAGATAAGGCAATGCAAGCGGATGCAGAAGCCAAAAAGCTGGCTGAAGCCGCACGGCAGGCTGCCGAAGCGGTAAACAAGATACCTGAAAGCACAAACAACATAAATCTGCAATCGTTACCTGTCATAGCGATGCTGATAGACAAAATGCTGCAGGTTAAAACAGCGGTAACAGAGGCTGCTGCATCAAACGAAAAAGTGCAGAGTGCGGTAGAAAAAACTACTGCCGTACTGGATTCGGGGTGTAAAAAGATTGAGCAGGTGCTGGAAACGGCCGATAAGGCGGCAAGCAAGATAATACAGCCTGTTTCAAAGGTGAAAAACACGCTGAAAACGGTAGGCACGGCGGTAAATAACTCGGTCATTGCTCCTGTGAAAAAACTGGCTTCCTCTTTTGCAAGCCATTTCAAAAGAGCAGAAAAACCTGTTGATAACCTTGAAAAGTCGGTCAAAAAAGTAGGTGCTTCTGCTGAAAAATCGCTCGGCAAAGCAAAAACTTCTGCCGGTGGATTCGGCAAGACAATAGGCGGACTTGGTAAAAGTGTCAAATCCGCACTTAAATCTACGTTTCTTATGGCAGGGCTTTATGCGGCGTTTCGTGGCATAAAGTCGGTAATGTCGGACGCTATCGGTGCAAACGAGGAGTTCGGCAACAGTGTAAAGCAGATAAAGGGCAATCTTCAGGTTGCGTTTACGCCTATAGTAAACGCTATCATGCCTGCGCTTAATACGTTGGCATCAGGACTTGCCACAGCAACAAAAGCTATAGCGAGCTTTATTTCGGGGCTGTTCGGCACAACGTATAAAAAGTCGCTTGAAGCGGCAAAAAAGGTCGAAGCTGTCGGAAAAAAGGCTAAGGAAAACAGCCGTTTCCTTGCAAGTTTTGATGAGATGAATGTTGCTTCAAAGGACGAGAGCGACAGTTCCTCCTCTGATCTCTCTGCACTTGACAGCAAGGGCGATAAGACAGCCGAGGGTATCGGAAATAAGATCCGTGAGCAGATTAAAAAGGGGTTTGCTCTGCTGAAAAAGCAGTTTGCAAACGTCAAAAAGTATTTCGATACAAATTTTGCTCCGATATTTGCGGAGATAGGCAAAAAATTCGCACCCGTTATAGAGGGCTTCAAGGATAATATGAGCAAGGCCTGGAGTGATATGGCAACTCTTGCCGAGCCGTTCAAGAACTATTTTACAAATAATCTGATTCCGGCGCTTCAGACAGCGTTTAAGTCAATCGGAACGATAGCTTCAGGGCTTGGAGATACGTTTAATCTTGTGTTCGGTCAACTGTGGGATAACGTTATATTCCCTTCGCTGAACACAATGATAACAACTGTGTTACCGTTGCTGACAGATCAGTGGACGGCGACCGCAGAGGTTATGACGACACTCTTTGAAACCGTCAAGACAATATTCGATGAGGTTTTTGTAACCGGTGTTATGCCGATACTGACAACCTTGCAGGGCGTATGGAGCGATTTGTGGATAACCTCGGCAAAGCTATGGTCGCAGTATGGCGAACCGATGATGGAAGCTATTCAGTCGCTTATAACTTCAGTCGGTGATACAGTGCTGACGGTCTATAAAGAGTGGATACAGCCCGTTATACAGTGGGTATGTGACCTTATAAAATCCTTGTGGGACAAAGCAATAAAGCCTGTCTATGTAAAGGTCGTTGCCGTTGTCGCAAAAATCGTAGATTGTGTAAAAGCGGTATGGAATTTTCTAAAGCCGTTTGTCGATTGGTTCGTGAAAACGTTGGGGCCCACGATAAAAAATGTACTGGCGGCGGTCAAAGGCGTTTTTGACACAGTATTTACCGCTATCGGCGATATAATCGGCGGTATTATTAAGACCTTCGGCGGACTGATAGACTTTATAACAGGTGTATTTTCAGGCGACTGGAATAAGGCTTGGCAGGGAATATGCGACTTTTTCAGCGGTATCTGGAACACAATCTGGGGCGTGATCAAAGGAGTTATCAATCTGATAATCGACGGTATTAATATGCTCTGGACAGGCATTTACAACGCAGTTAAGGGTATAGTTGACGCTATCGGCGGTGTGGCAGGCGCAATAGGCGATTTGTTCGGTCAGGACTGGCATTTCTCAATGCCTGAAAATCCTCCGCTGATACCTAAACTTGCAAAGGGCGGTCTTGCGTATGCGCCTACGCTTGCAATGGTCGGTGATAACCGTAATGCAGGAACAGACCCGGAGGTAATTGCGCCTCTGTCAAAGCTCAAGGACATCATCGGCGAAGGCGGAGATATGACGGAAGTCGTACTTCTGCTTCGTGAGATACTGGAGTTTCTGAAAGGTCTTAATCTTATCGCTAAGGGTGAGGTTGACGGTAAAACGCTTTACCGGTTGATAGTACGTCTGAACAAGGAGAACACATACAGAACGGGGGTAAATGCGCTTGGCTAAAAATCTGATATGGGTTAAGGGTGTTCTGCTCCCGCCGCCCGATATTGACGGCTATAATGCCACACGATGCAAGACGTGGGAACCAAACACCGGCAGAAATGCCGCAGGAACAACCGTCGGAAGCATACTTTGCTGGAAATACAAAATAGAGCTTAAATGGTCTTTTCTCACAGAAGCGCAGGTGAAGAGCCTGCGTAATCTGTTTGAGAACAAACCCGATTATTTTGCCGTAAAATTCGACTATGACGGCGAATATAAGGAGATAACCGCATACAGTACAGATCTCACCGCCACAGGCAAGCTGTATGCAGGAAGCGGCTATTATTACAAGAGCGTGTCAATAAATCTGATAGAAAGGTAGGTGATAGCTTGTATACAAATGTTTCGGATGATTTTCTGTCAGCCGTTAATGGTGCTGAGCCTGTCTACTGCTGCAAGCTGGATTTCGGTAATAATGTAACGGTGAACGATCTGTTCAGCGTAAGCTATTCGGGCGGATCGTGCAGTGAGAGCATAGTGCCGGGCGGAACTGTCATAGCAAACGCAAAAGTCGAGCTGTCGGCACTTCCTGCGACGATCAGAAAGGGAAGCGCTTGCACGTTGTATTTTGGCGTGAACGGAGAATACGCCCCGCAGGGAGTGCTTACGGTAAAGAAAATCGAGAAAAGCGGAGAACGGTTGTCGGTAACGCTTGAGGATAACATGGCAAAGACGGAAAAAGGCTACTTTTCAAGCCTTGCATACCCGTCCACAACGCTGAAAATGCTGTCTGAGATAGCAACAAAGTGCGGCGTTGCCTTTAATACTTCGGGGCTTACGGCGGTAACGATAAAGGATAAGCCGGAGGGCTATACCTGCCGTGAAATAATCGGATATATCGCAGGGCTGTACGGCAAATTCGCCGTTTGTGACCGTACCGGCAAGATAGCGTTCAAGTGGTTTGATACTACGGCGGTGCAATTGTCCGATTTTTGCTATGACACACCCACAGTTGCTACCGATGATATTACAGTCGGACGTGTGGTGTGCGGAGATTTTACAGCCGGCACGGGTACTGCGATAACATACGATTGTCTGTTTATGACGCAGACGCAACTGAATGCAGTGCAGAAGTCATTAAATGGATTTAAATATCGCACGGGTGAAATTCCGTTAAGGCTTGGCAATATGCTGATAGAGCCATGGAATACGGTAAGTATAGCCTACGGCGAGATCG